AAGTGGACCAAAGAGGATTGGGGAACCAAGTCCGGCAAGAACTCCACTCAGGGCAAAGACGCTACCGGGGAGCGATACCTTCCCAAGAAGGCGAGAGACAAGCTGAGCAAGAAGGAGTATGAGGCCACTTCACGCAAGAAGCGGGCTGATATGAAGAAGGGTAAGCAGCATTCCGCGCAGCCGAAGAAGGTTGCCAGGAAGACATCTAGGGCTAAATTCGAGTGAGGTGCAATATGCGAAACATGAAAGGCGCAATGAAAAAGGGCGACAAGAAGAAAAAGAAGAACCGCAAAAGCACTTACAAGGATAAGAACGGAACCTACGAGTAATGGCTAAGGGTGTACCGCACTACACGAAAGATGGCTCTCTCCATACTGGTGAGTACCACAAGATGCCGGACGGCTCTCTGCATTCCGGCAAGAAGCATACGAAATCGAGCAAGCCTCTGTTTCATATGAATGAGCTTCCTAAGAAGGTACAGAGCAAGATCAAACAAAGAGGCATGAAGTTTGAGTAATGGCTACAGTCGCGCAGGTTGCTAAGGCAGCGTTACAAAGGATATTGGTACAGGCTAGTGAGTCTCCACTGCAGCCTGATGAATATAGTGACTTCATCTTTGCGATGAACAACTATATGAGCGAGCTAGACGCTCAGGGTATCCAATTAGGATATACAGAGGTCTCTGATCTAGGTGATACCGTAACGATCCCCACAGGGGCTCTGAGAGGCTTGATCGCTAACATGGCGATAGAGGTGGCTCCAGATTACAACGGGGTGATCTCGCAGGGTCTGGTGAAGGCTGCGCGTGATGGCTTCAATACCATGAGGCTGCTCGGTCAGAGTATGGGCGAGACCAAGATGCCCGCAACCCTGCCGATTGGCTCAGGCAACGAAGATACGCTCTTCGGCTTCCCCGGGCATTTTTATCCAGAGTCAGAAGAGGATATCCTGGCGGAGTCCACTGGCTCGATCGGTTTGGAGCTAAACACAAATGGTTGACAGATCACAAGGCAGGAAGAAGTCCGATTTTGTTGCGAAGACCACAGTAGAGTCTGGCGCGTTTATGGACTACTTTGTAAACGGCACAAATTACAAGATTACCTATACAAATTTTCTTAATGGTCTAGGTGTTACTGGCTCGATCACGCAAACTGGTGATCCTACCGGAACGGCTGTTCTGGACATTGATGGCACAGTAAACAAGATCAGAAACATAGAGAGCGGCGCTGGCATACTGGCTAGTGTATCGGCTCAGAACGGCGTTGAGCTAAAGCATAACTTTGCTGCTGATTCTACTGGCTCTCCGTTGTTACTTAACGTAACGGACGCAACTCCTGATATAGCGAGTATTGTTGGAGGAAACGGAATAAACGTAACATCAACAAGCAACTACGTTACGATTGACGCTGAAGCGCAACCATACGCTCAGGTTAGTGTTCAAGGAAACACTGGAGCAACAACAATATCAACTGCTGGTACTCCCGTTAAGGCTTCTGCAACCTATGTTGTTGGCATACAGTCTGGATTCACAGGAGATACAACAGGAAAGATTGTCTACAACGGTACTTCTGCGAGAGTTGCTGCTGTTCACGTTAGTGCTACGTTTAGTCCTGTTTCTGCAAACAATCAAGAAGTATTCATACAGGTTGCTAAAAACGGAACAGTTGAAGCTGGCAGCAAAATAACCAGAAAGGTTGATTCGGCTGAGTCTGCCAATGCTTCTACGTTTTTCAATGTTTCTTTGGCTCAAAATGATTACATTGAGCTTTATATTGGTAACGACACGAGCACAGATAATGTTGTTTTGATTGATGCAATTGTGGGTATTGTGAACTAATGCCGAAGGTTATTTTGCCAATAGCTAACGGATATTATGAGAGCGATTCTCTGCCGATATCGGCTCAGGAATGCACTAACTTTTATCCGAATATAGCTCAGGCTCCTGCGTTAAATCAGGAGACTCTGTTTGGCACGCCCGGTCTTACACAAGTAGCTAGCGCAAGTGACATCAGTAACTGCCGTGGCGCACATGAAATGAACGGTGTGCCTTACTTTGTTATTGATGGAAAGCTATACAGTATGTCAGCCAGCTATGTTCTAACAGATCACGGTCAAATAGACGGATCTGGTAGAGTATCAATGGCTGACAATGGTACGCAGATGCTGGTTTTAGTGCCGGGAGGTAACGGCTACATTTACAACCACGTTACGGATTCGTTCGCTCAGATTACGGATGCTGACTTCACAGCTAACGGTAACCCGCAGCAGGTAGTCTATATAGATGGTTATTTTTGTCTTACTACAGATTCTAAGAAGTTTATTGTCAGTGCTTTGAATGATGGTCTGTCGTATAACGCACTAGACTTCGGTACTGCTGAGTCGGACCCGGATGAGATTGTTGCTCCGGTTGTATTTAAGAACCAGCTATTTATCGGCGGTTCGCAGACGATAGAAGCATTTCAAAACATTGGCGGTGCTGACTTTCCGTTTCAGCGCACTGGACTGTTCTTGAGCAAGGGCATATCGAGCCCGTTTAGCATTCAGTCAATACAGGATACGTTTGTGTTTGTTGGCGCTGGTGCTAACGAGTCACCTGCAATCTGGGCTCTAAGCGGTAACAGTGTGGCGAAGATATCTACCACTGCGATCGACAAGGAGCTCAGCGCTCTTACAGAGGATCAGGTAAAAGACATTTATTCCTGGGCATACGCTGATAAGGGTGCTTACTTTGTGGGCTTTGCTCTACCTGAGACAACTCTCGTCTATGACGCGATCTCTAAGCGATGGCATGAAAGAAAGTCTTTGGTTAATGGGTCGCTTGGTGCGTACAGAGTGAACGCACTGATCAGGGCATACAATGAGTTGTGGGCTGGTGATTTTGTGGATGGCCGAATCGGCAGGGTTTCTCAAGATATTTATACTGAATATGGCAACAATATTCTGAGGACTATTGTGACTCAGCCCTTTCAGAACAATATGGAGTCTTTCGTGCTTCCAGAGCTAGAACTCACCGTCGAGAGCGGTGTAGGTAATTCTGACGCGATGGACCCAAAAGTAGGCTTGGAACGCTCGACAGATGGTAAACTATGGTCTGATGCCAGATACCGCAGTATTGGCAAGACCGGAGAGTACAACCGCCGGGTGATATGGAATCGCAATGGCAGGGCATCGAGGTTTGAGCTTTTTAGGTTCACTATGAGCGAGCCCGTTAAGCCGGTGCTGATTCAGATGACCGCCGATATAGTGGTGACGCAATGAGCTACAAGCTGAACGCAGCACAGCCGATTGTGGATGCTAACGGGACGATGGAGCAGCCCTTCAGGCAGTTTACGCAGGAAGCAGCCCTGTCTATACCGATAACGGGTGCTGGAAGCCCGGAGGGTGTAGTTGAGGCGGTACAGTTTAGTTTATATCTCGACACCACTGGAGGTGCGGGATCAATCCAATACAGAAAGATGCAGCCCGAGATCGGCGGTGACCGTACCCGTGGCTGGATAGCGGTTTAGGAGAGTATATATGGACCCCTTAACGATTGGTCTAACTTTAGCCGGAGCGGGCGCTGGACTGTATGGCGCTAGAGAGCAGCGTAAGGCTGCTGAAGGTCAAACAGAGTCTTCGGAGCGTATGCGCCGGGAGGCCATGCAGGCTATCCAGAACTTCGGTCAGAGAGCCCTGCAGCCGCTCCCATCCGCTTACCAGAGGTCTCAGGACATCCGGCAGCAGAGCGCCAATCGAGCTATGGCCCTAGCAGGTCAGATGTTCAGACCTTCACTTGAGCAGTTTCGTGAGGGTAACTACATGGCTCAACAACGAATCGCTGAGGCACAGCCGTTTATGCAGTCTGCAATACTTGGAACCGGATCTTTGGGATATATGCCGCAGGCTCAGCGAGTGCCACTTGATTACAGTCAACTAGAGCCCTTGATGAACCCGGCTCCAATGGAATTCACTCCTGTCCCCGGTGGTCAGGCAAATATGCAGGCATCTGCTCCGGTTGATCGGATGCAGCAGGCTGTTCTTCGATACCAGGGAAGAATGTCATGAGCTTGAACCGAGGAAAGCTAGAGGATACAGAGGGCGTAAGGGAGGCCGAGTTTGTCGTACTCGACTTTATCCGCTCCACTCCAGATGCAACCATTCCAGAGATAGCCCGTCTGATTGATGATGTCGGCGCTGATCTCCGTTACATTGCGAACGAGCTAGGGATTGACCCTGACGTAGCTCAGCAGGCTTACGATGAAGCCTTCGCGGTTGCGCCTCCGATCGAGCAGGTGATTGAGAAGCAGATCAATGCCGAGCCCATCGTGCCTCCACAGGCTCCTTTGGCTGAGGTCATCACGGTAGGTCCGGGCTCTTCCAATGCCACTGACGTTCCTGTTCCTCCTGCTGCACCAGAGCCGCAGGTCAGAGAGAACATCATTCCAGATGAACCAACTCCTACTACGCCCACAAGGGATGTAGTAACTGGCGCTCCCGCCGGAACTACTCTGCCGGTTGGATTGGCCGCATCAGAGCAGGCGATCCGTGACGCTGAGGAAAGGGCAAGGCAAGATCTTCTGACAACCTTCAATATTTCCAGGGGTGACCTGGAGAGAGGCACTGCAGCAGCCTCTGAGGCTCTTGCTGGAGGAACCAGAAGAGCAAGGAGTGACATTGAGGCTGGCACTCAGAGTGGCTTAGAGGCGCTCAGAGAAGGTCTGGGCGGGGCTCGCACTGATATTGAGGCGGGCTTCGGTAGAGCCGAGGGTATGTTTGATCCGTACACTCAGGCTGGCCGAGATGCGTTACAGCGGCAACTAGCTCTATCTGGCGCACTAGGCCAGGAAGAATTCCAGCAGGCTTATCAGGAAAGCCCACAGATGCAATTCCTGCGAGAGCAGGGTGAACGTGCGGCTCTTCGCACAGCGGCTGCTAGAGGCGGTCTGGGCGGCGGTAGGGTCATGCAGGAGCTTGCCCGGTACGGAACCGGATTGGCTTCTCAGGATTTACAGAATCAGATAGCCAACCTTCAGGCGCTGTCTTCTCAAGGTCTCGGTGCTACTGGCAGCGCGGCTAACATTGCTACAGGCGGCGCTCAGCAACTGGCAAATCTCGGAGTGCTAGGTGGCACTTCAGGGTTGCAGGCTTACACTCAGCAGGGTACGCAGTTGGCTGATCTGGCTCAGCAGTTGGGTGTCCGTGAGGCTGACCTGCAGCAAGCTCTGGGAGCCGGTCAGGCAAACATTGCGCTTGGATTAGGAACTCGCGCAGCGGACCTTTCTGCGGGGATGGGAACCAATATCGCGGGCATGAGGACTCGTGCAGGTGAACTGCTTGCAGGTCAGTTTGGAACAGCAGCATCACAGCTTGCCGATCTCCAACAGGCTCAGGGCGCTGGTACAGCGAATATGCTCGGAGCGCAGACAAGCTACATCAACCAGTTACAGCAGGCAGCAGCGGCAGGCGATGCAGCGGCTCAGACTGAACTGGCTCAACTGCAAGCTAACATCAACCTGGGTATAGGTAGCTCTCTGGCGGGTGTCCCGGCTGCTCAACTCTTCCCGGTTGCAAACGCTGCAGGGTCGATCCTTGAGGGCGCGGCACTGGGTTACCAGTTAGGTGAGGGATTCGGCACTCCCAGCACTGCTAGACAGACATATCCGATATCAGGAATGACTCAGATGACAGGCATCTCTCCAACTGGATATCAGGCTTACAACCCGTTCCAAATATCAGCAAGCAACTTAGGTGAACTCTAGGAAGAAAACGATGGCTGACAACTCTTCACTACTAGGCGGCATGATGCCGACACAGCGTAGAACAGACATTCCCACGTTGCTCCGGGGCTTGGGTGCTGCTGCTACAGGTCAGGTTCCTCAGTTTCGGCAGCAGATGCGAGCAGAAGAGCAGTATCAGCGTCAGTCTGCCCTGCAGGATATTCAGATGCAGGATGTGCTTGCAAAGTCTGCTGCTCAAGATGCTTTGGCTTTGTTGCAGTTATCTGCCACTGGAAACACTAGGCAGGCAATGGATTTACTTGGAGACAGGGCTGAATTGATAAGAAGGATAGGGGGTGACCCTAGCTCAACAATGAACCTTCAAGAGCTTCTGATGTCAGGAGGGTTTGAAGCAATATTGCCGCAACTGCAAAGCACCGTTCAAAACGCTAGGGCTCTCGGCTTGATAAAGGGTGATGATTTCATCGGAGTGGAGAAGGGTGTAGCTATGTTCAGAACTCCTGGGGGAGCAATTAGAACGCAGCCGGTTGCCGGAATTCCTGCTATGTCTTCTGAGGAAATTAGAAAAGCTGAAACAGATTTAAGAAAAGAGTTTAACGCGCTACCGCAAGTAAAAGATTTTGCGATCAGGAGTAGCGCTCTTGATACGGTATTGGCTTCTGCAGAAGATCCTAGCCCTGCTGGAGATATCTCTTTGATTTTCGCATATATGAAAATGCTTGATCCAAATTCTGTTGTTCGTGAGGGAGAGTTTGCAACAGCCCAAAGCGCAGGATCAGTGCCGGAAAGTATCTGGGCTAAGTACAATCAAGCTGTAGAAGGAACGAGGTTGGCTCCTACCGTAAGGCAGGATTTTGTTGATAGAGCGCGCAGACTTTATGATTCAAATGCTGAGTCTTTCGGAAGGGTTTATCGAAGATACGAGATGCTCGCCAAGAGAAATGATTTGGAACCAGAGAATGCCCTTATTGATTATCGCGTTTCTTCGCAGAGACCGTCATTACCATTGACAGCGATAAGCGCTGGCGTAACTCCAGAGGTATGGTCTGCAATGACTGAAGAAGAGCGAGAGTTATTCTAAGGAATTATTATGGCAGATCAGGAAGAGATACAAAGGCGGCGCGAGCAAGCGATTCAGAACGCTACGGCTAGACTACAGCAAAGATCCTCTGCTTCTGTTGTTGGTGCTTCCGATGTTGCGCCGGGTCAAATTGTTGGCGCTCCGCCTCCTGCTGATCTGGAGGCAAGAAGACTAGCAGCTATTGAGAGAGCGGCAGACGCTTCTGAGTCAGCTAGATATGCCTCAGAGAGAAGGGCCGCATTTGAGCAAGCGCCAGAAATTTCGATGGCTGGTGTTGAGTCTATTATGACTCCGCTCTCTGAAGATGCTGGAATCATGCAGCGTGCGGGTAGAGAAGCTAAAGGACTTGGGCTAGGTGCAGTTGGTCTTACTACGTTTGATCCGTGGGAGTTTGGTCAAATGCTAATGAGGCAAGACCCAAACATAGGAGTAGTGCAGACTCCGGAGGGAGAATTCTTAGCTGTCAATCGCCAGACTAATCGAGTCGTTTCTTTGAACAAGCCCGGCATCAGCATGATGGATGTTATGCAAATGCTTGCAACAGTTGCTCCGGCATCAAGGGTTGCTTCGGGAACTACCATACCCGGAAGGATGGGGTTAGAGGCTGCAACTCAGTCAGGTATTGAAGCGGCGCAAACTGTCGCTGGAGGTCAGTTTAATCCTTCAGAGGTTGTTCTTGGAACCGCGGTTACTGGCGCATCAGATATTGTTCCGGGGGCATATCGAGGAGCAAGAGAAATGCTTGCCAGAAGAGCGCCGGAAGAAACCGGAATGAGGCAGGTAATATCTGAGATTGGCGAAGCGGCTATAAGCGATCAGCCTTCAAGGATAGCAAGAGCAGCAGAAACCGTTAGAGCAGATCCTACGCTTGTTGGAGCGGCGGAAAGGCTTGGCGTTGAGCAAACTGTACCAATAAGCGCATTGTCGGGTAACGAGCAGTTTAGAGCTGTCCAGGCGGGACTTACAGCAAGGCTAGGGTCAGACCTTGCTGACGATCAGGCAAATGCAATTTTAGCGCTATCCGAGAATGTCGCTAGAAGAATGGACGAATATGGCGCTGCAGCATCTCGTGGGGCGTTTGATGATGTTATACGGGACAGGATACAGGATGATATTGCCAGCCTATCTGAGCAATCAAACTACTTATATAAAGCCTTAGATAAAGCGGTAGACAGGTTTGGTGGAAAGTTTCAGACAGTAGAAACGCCAATCCTAAACTCATATGTTAGTCAGCTAAATCAGGCGTATAGAAGCATAAATCAAATGCCTTCTGGTTTGAGAAATATACTTAACCAGATAACAGACCCGGAGGGCATATCTTACGAGGCGCTCGATCGCCTAAGACGAGCCACAGGAGAGCAATATGCCTCTGCTTTAAGGGGCTCCAATCCATATCCTGATACTGATGTCAGATCACTTGGGCAAATCTATGACGTAATTACCCGGCAGCAGAACCAGGCGCTTGAGGGAATAGTCGGCACTAGGGCTCCTGAGATATGGGACGCAGCAAAAGGCTTGGTGGCTCAGAGAAAGCAACTTGAAGAGCTTTCAATACAATCTCTCGGAAGAGATTTGACTAATGATCTGATGCCAAAGCTAGAGCAGTCTCTTGCGAGCATTACTAGGGGTAATATTCAGTCGTTTACCAGAAGAATCAACGCGATCCCGCAAGAGCTAAGACCACAGGCCATGATTACTGCATTGAAGGGAATGATGCAGAAAACAGCTAGGTCTGCTGACGTTGATAAAGATTTCACAATGTCTCTGTCTTTTTATCCAAACTGGTGGAGGCAAGTAAAATCTGATTCAAAGGTTTTTGGTCTTGTTACTAAATACCTTGATCCAGAGCAGATTAGATTTTTTGACGATGTTGCTAGAATTGGTGGCAGTCTACAGAGAAGCATTCAGAAACAGCCGATGAATGGAAGGCTTGTTGAGTTTGTTGATAACCTAGATAAGTCTGGAGGCTTAATCTCCAGAGTGCTTGGTAGGATAGGAACCGATCGCGGTCCTGTTGGTATGGCCGCAAGGGGAGGCTCTGTTGTTTTTGATACCTTAGTCGGAGCAGCCGGTAGGAGCGATGTAACGCAGAGAATGTCGGACCTTCTAAGGGATAACAATTTCCGAAGATTAGTTATAAGGGGAGCGGAAGGCGAGCCAGTTGATAGGGTTTCCGAAAGGCTAATAACGTCACGGGCTTTCACCAATTGGTATAATTCTGCTTCTGATTCCGTTAAGTCAGCGATTCAAGAGCTAGGAAGAAGGGCTACTCAAGATATACCTAATGCCTCTGCTGAAAGAATACTCGCGGCTGGGGTTGCGGACTACTTTACCCGCTCTAACATTGATGAGATCGAACAATATTTTACTGGTGAAGAATAATGGCTAGATTTGGCGAGATAAACGCACAATACTTTGATGACGCTGGCGATCCGCTTGGAAGCGGTAAGCTGTATTTCTACGAGACGGGTACTACCACTCTCAAGACTACCTACAGCGATATCAATCAGACGATCGCTAACACCAACCCGGTGATCCTGAGTGCTGCAGGTAGGCAGCCAGACATATTCTTCAGTGGTACTGCTAAAGCAATACTGGTGGATAAGAACGATGTTCAGATTCTGGTTCGAGATCCTGTTGGAGAGACAGGAAACAACTTTGGCGAGGGCTGGGTATCGGTAACAGTATATGATGCCGATGATGTTGTGCTGGGAAGTGACGGCCAATATTACCGAAGCCTGTCAGCAGGAAATCAAAACAACAACCCAGTATCGACTACCGGGTACTGGACGCTATTGTATTCAGTGGCCTGGAATGCGGGAATTAAATACCAAGAGGGCTCTGTAGTAACCTATAACCTTGAGCAATATCAAAGCCTGCAGAATAACAACCAAAACAACAACCCATCTACATCACCATCGTATTGGACCCTTCTGAGCTTCGCATGGATATCTACTGCGACTTACGATAACGGTCAGAATGCGGTTGGATCTGATGGTGTTCTATATACATCTCAGCAGGCATCAAATACCGGAAATGATCCCACAGACGCAGCCAATCGTCCGACTTATTGGGTAGGGACATCAGCAGATGCGGCGGCTAGTGCTACAGCGGCTGCAGCATCAGAAGCGGCAGCGGCGGCTAGCGAGACTGCTGCTGCTACAAGCGAGACTAACGCAGCTACATCCGCAACCAATGCGGCAACATCAGAAACCAATGCGGCCACTTCCGCAACTAACGCTGCTACATCTGAGACCAATGCTGCAAGCTCTGAAACGGCAGCGGCGGCTTCTGCGGCAGCGGCTGCGGCAAGCTATGATGATTTTGACGATAGGTATCTTGGCGCGAAGGCCAGCGATCCCAATTATGATAATGATGGCAATCCTTTGATCACCGGGGCGTTGTACTTCAACACAACCCGTTCGGTCATGAAGGTCTATAACTCAATAGCATGGCAGGCTGTTGATTTTGATCCAGATAGTCTAGAAGTAAGCCTGATCCCGGCAACTGATGATACATACGATCTGGGATCGGCAACCTATCAATGGCGCGATCTATACATTGGCGGCACTATAACTGGCGGCACTATAACTGGCTCGTCTGGTAACGCATCTTCTCCTAGTTTTACGTTTGATTCAGACTCAAATACTGGTTTGTTTAGAGCGTTAGCAGATACTTTAGGGTTTTCTACTGCTGGCTCAGAAGCAATGCGTATTGTTTCAGACGGCTCATTGTTAGTTGGTAAGACTGTAAACGATAGTACAAGTGTTGGAATACGATTAAGCGGTAGCAGCCCAGGATTTGTTTCTCTTATAAGAGATAGTGGAAGGCCGCTTTATGTTGGCCGTAATACAACGGATGGTAGCATAGCTGAGTTTGCCAAAGATGGCACAAGCGTGGGTGTTATTGGTGTTGCTGGTAGTGGCACACAGCCATATTTTGTTCGGACAGGTCTTGGCGGTATAAAAATTGGAATTGATGGTTCTACCGCTCTTTTAATTCCTTGTAATTCAAGCGGAACTTCTGTCAATGGTGGCGCAGATTTAGGCACTTCATCAAACAACTTTAGAAATCTCCACCTATCAGGCACAGCCTCAATTGGCGTTTCATCTTCATCTAATGCTTCAGGCGATTTGGTAGTAGGGACAACTACTGGCGGGACTATAACTCTAACGCGAGAGAGTGAAAGCTACGCCCAAAACGACCTTATTGGAAGAATTGATTGGTTCAATGAAGACAATTCAGGTGAGGGGCAAAACGTAGCGGCATACATTGGAGCTTATGCTGCTGGTTCTTTGGGTGATGACGCATATTTGACCTTTAACACTGTTGCAGCAGGTGCTGGTGGTGCAGACGCAGGTGAAAGTATGCGCATAGATAGCGACGGCAACGTAGGTATTGGCACTAGTAGTCCTCAGTATCTTGGACACTTTGTAGACGGCGATGTTGCTATTGTTGATTCAGATGCAACTAACAACGCTGAAAAGCAATCTCTATTATTTGGTGGAGCTTCAGGTGAGTCGGCGGGATTAGCAGGTATAACTGGCTATAGAGGTGCTTCTGCCAGTGCAGGCGAACTTATTTTCAAAACGAATCAGGGTTCTGGCATTACAGAAGCAATGCGCATTGACAGCAGTGGCAACTTTCTTGTTGCTACTACTGATGAAGATACCCAGAATAACAATGCAGGTTCTTCTGCGGATAATGGTCTTGTCTACAACATAGGTTCTGGTGGTTATTTTAATGTAGCTAGATATAACGGAACAGTTGGTTACTTTAATAGAACAGGTACAGAAGGCGACATTGTTCAGTTCCGCTTTGGTGGCACATCAGTCGGTAGTATTGGTGCTTCAGGTGGAGCATTACAGGTTTCAGGTAACACAAATAGTGGCTTGCAATTTAATTCAAGCTCATTTGTTCCGATGCAAAATGGAGCAACAATAGATGCGACTATTGATTTAGGTTCAAGTGTTAGACGCTTCAAAGATCTCTACCTATCAGGCGGTTTACGCGCAGACACATTGACGTTTAGCACTCTTGCTGGCACAGAAGCAATGCGGATTGACTCCAGTGGCAATGTGGGTATTGGTGTTTCAGCACTGGAAACTACATCTTCTACTAGAACCGCCCTTACGATAGACAATTCATTTTTTGCGTGGGGTCGTGACAGCTACAACGAAGCGGGTGTTGCACAGGGTAGTTATAGAAACTCTGCTGGAAATGATGAATACAGAACAACTGGCGTGGCTGCATCTCAAGTCGCATTTAGTGCTGGCACTATAAATCTTCAGGTAGCAGCATCTGGTACAAATGGAAATACTATAAGTTGGACAGATGGAATTGTCGTAGATAACAGCGGCAATGTCGGTATTGGCACTAATAGTCCTAACAACTTATTAGATGTAGCTGGTTCTTCTGCTTTTGGAATAACATTAACAGACACTGACACTAATACTGAAGCCAGTATATCCACAAACGATAATGGCAATCTAACTTTATCAGCGGATGTAAATAACATAAGAGGTTCTTCTGCGCTTGTTATGCGCGTAGATGCCTCAGAAGCTGCTCGCATTGACTCCTCTCGCAACTTGCTTGTTGGTACTACAACAGCTCCTGAAAGCAGTGGCTCTGGAGCAGGTTTTGTAACATCAACTAATTCAAGACGCATTTTACAGTTAGCAACAACTTCTACTGCTACTAACACTTTGCAAACTTTTAATAATCCAAATGGAACTGTTGGAAGCGTTGTCACTAGCGCATCAGCTACTACTTACAACACTTCATCAGACCAACGTCTCAAAGAAAATATTGCAGACGCAGATGACGCAGGCAGCAAGGTAGACGCTATTCAGGTTCGTCAGTTTGATTGGAAAGCTGATGGCAGTCACCAAGACTACGGCATGGTTGCTCAAGAGTTAGTGACTGTTGCTCCTGAGGCTGTACATCAACCAGAAGACCCCGAAGAAATGATGGGTGTGGATTACTCAAAGTTAGTACCAATGTTAATCAAAGAAATTCAATCACTACGCAACCGTGTTGCAACACTAGAAGGAAATTAACATGACAACTTTTAATTGGACTATCGCAACTCTTGAATACGACTTACAGCCCTCTGAAATGGACGGCGCTGTTATTGTCGCACACTGGCGTTGCAATGCTGAGCAAGTAGACGGTGAGAATACTTACACTGCTTCTTCTTACGGCACTTGTGGCTTTAGCCCTGACCCATCAGCAGAAGGTTATGTACCTTACGCTGATCTTACTCAAGAAATTGTTCTTGGGTGGGTGTACGACTCAGTAGACAAAGACGCTACTGAAGCAAGCCTGCAAGCTAACATTGATTTGCAGATCAACCCTGTAACAGCCTCGGGAGTCCCGTGGTAACTTAGGAGAAAATCTAATGAGTAAAGACAACAAAGCTCAGATGATTACGATAGACGAAGTAGAGTACGACACTGCTGATTTTACAGAAGAGCAGATTGTTCTAACCAACCACTGTCTTGATTTGGATAGGAAGATTGGGAATATGAACTTCCAACTCCAACAACTACAAGTCGGCAAAGAATCATTTTTGAAGATGCTCAAAGAGTCTTTGGAGACTGCTGAAGAGTAAGAAGTATGTATTGTGGTTCATGTTTTTGTACTAATAATGACCATTGGAGGGGTGGAGGTAGCTAACGATACTTGTCGTGAAGCTATGTGTTTTTTTAATTTAGATACCTGCAATTCGTTTGCGGCTAAGTTAAGGCGCAGAGCTTCACCAAGTACACAAAACATAACGGCATATTGTAAGCCGATACTTGTAGACCCGACTCAAGAAGGCGTCCGGGTGTACTGATGATTGATCCGGTATCAGCAGTAGCCACTGCAACAGCTGCCTACAATGCTTTGCAGAAAGGCATCAAGATGGGCAAAGAACTGGAGAGTATGGCAGCTACTCTGGGAACGTGGTTCGATGCGTGCAGACAAGTCAAGGATGCCCAAGATGAAATAGAGAATCCTCCGCTATTTAAGTCTCTGACCAACAAGCAGTCTGTTGAGCAGGAAGCGTTATTAAATATGCAGAGACGCAAGCGCATCGCTCAGCAAGAATATGACCTGCGGATGACTATCTGTCTCAGGTATGGGGAGGAGGCGTATATTCAAATGATGCGCGATCGGGATACTATTACGGCAAACCGTAAAAGACAGGCAGAAAGACAGGCTCACAAGCGGAAAAACTTTGTTCTAAACGCCATACTATTTTCTTTGGTTGGCGTGACGATATACCTATTTTGGATTGTAATTAGGTTGTTCACATGAAAAAGAATGGAGGCCGTAAGGTCATTAGTCCTGAGTTGTTGAGATACTGCACAACTGATTATCAGCGAGAAATAATCGAGCTTTATATGGAGCTTGGCACTTCTCGCGCAGTTGGCGAAGAGATCGGGATCAAGGAGAGAACCGTCAGGGCAATAGTGGCGTCAATAGAGGCCAACGCTGCTAAAAAGGGGATGGGGTTTGATGGAAGCATCCCGGACGGATATCGGCTTCGAGGCAGGTCTACGCTTTTAGACGCTGACGGTAATACCAAGATTGAGTGGATAAAGACCGAAGTTGACAAAGAGCGCATGGAAGAGATGATGCGCGAAATTACCGAAGAGTTAGCTCAGGGCGTGAAGCCGTGGCCTGTAGTTAAGAAACCCGCGAATACAACCAAAGACCTTTGCACGGTCTATACGATCACCGACTACCATATTGGAGCATATGCCTTCAAAGATGAGACGGGAGATGATTGGGATCTCAAGATAGCTGAGAACACATTGTACCAGGGCATCAGCGACATGATGGCCGGGAGCCCGGATTCAGAGCAGGCTATATTTTGCCAGATGGGTGACTTCCTGCACTGGGATGGATTAGCTGCAGTAACGCCGCTCTCAAAGCATATTCTGGATGGCTCCGGGAGATATTCAGAGCTGGTGCAGCTGGCCGTAGAAACGTGCCTGAAGACAGTTGAAATGCTACTTCGCAAGCACAAGAATGTTCACGTTATAATGTGCGAGGGGAACCACGATATTGCTGGTTCGCTTTGGTTGCAGGCCATCATGAAGATAGCCTTCAAAGACAACAAGCGTGTTACAGTAGATGACAGCGTATTTCCTTATTACAAGTTTAAGTGGGGCAAGGTGTTTTTAGGCTGGCATCACGGCCATTTGACTAAGATAACCGGGCTGGCAGGAAAATTTTTCTCAGAGCCAAGATTCAGGCAAGACATGTCAGATGCTGAGTATATTTACTTGTCGACCGGGCATTTGCATACGAAGGAGTTGATGGAGCGATCTGGGGCTGTTCTCGAACGTCACCCGACTTTGTCTGCAAAAGATTCTTATTCGGCACGGGGATTCGAACATACGCAGAGGGGCGCGCTAGCAATTACCTACCACAAGGATAGGGGTGAGACTTCACGGGTGACGGTGGTCCCGGAAGGGTAAAATTATGGAAAACCGAATTGAAAGGATTGAATCTAAGATTGACGATCTGCAGGAGGCCGTGATCTCATTGGCGCGTGTGGAAGAGAGAATAACAACCATTTTCAATCGACAATCAAATATAGAAGATAGAGTAAACTCGATGGACGAGAGGCTGGCTAAAATTTCACCATCCGTGGCCTTCGGGGAGCGTATATTTTGGATAATTATTGTTGCTACTGTGACCGTTATAGGACGGATGTTATGAAGAAGATAGGTAAATTTGTACGAGGTTTGGTTCAGGACGCCACTGAGAAGCAGGTAGGCATTGCTACTGTGGTTCTGGTTATTATCCTTATTGCTCTCGGCGCGTCATGATAAGCGCTCTGATAGGCCCTGTAAGCGCGATTCTTGATAAGGTCATACCTGATAAAGACCTTAAAGAGAAGCTCAGTCACGAGATCGCCACGATGGCTGAGCGTCATGCGCAAGAACAGGTGATGGCGCAGATAGAGGTCAATAAGATTGAAGCAGCTCACAATAGTATGTTTGTTGCGGGTTGGCGACCTGCCATTGGTTGGATATGCGCTCTGGGGATGGCTGGTAACTTCCTGATCATACCCTTTGTTAATATGGCTCTTGACCTGTTGGAAACAGGCGTAGACGTTCCTCTGATCGCGTTGAGCGAGATGATGCCTGTTCTGATGGGGATGCTGGGTTTAGGCGCTATGCGTACCTTTGAGAAGACTAAGGGTGTCTCACGAGAAAAATAACGTGGTAGACCTGCCGGTCCTGTCGGCTGACAAGCTGGAGGATATGGCGGTTGAGGCTGATGAGCAGCTCTGTCGCTGGATAGAAACCAAGCTAGTGGCAGGCATCAGTCCCTATACTATTTTGGGAATACTCTCCATAAATCATAGCTGGCTTGCAGGCCAGATAACTGATGAACAAACTGACTGATCTACTCATAAAGCACGAAGGGCTGCGCCTGAGACCGTACCAATGCACTGCAGGCAAGACCACTATCGGCGTGGGGCGAAATCTCACCGATAATGGGATTACTGAGAAAGAAGCCCTGATGATGCTCAACCGGGACATCAATGTCTGCATTCAGGAGCTCGGTCAATACGAGTGGTTTGAAAGCCTAGACGGCGCGAGGCGCGATGCTATTATAGATCTGTACTTCTGCGTCGGCGGCCCTTCCTTCTCGCAATTCCGCAACTTAATTCGGGCAATCTCCACAGGGAATTGGGAGTCTGCTGGCGCAGAGGTGCTTGACTCCAAATTTGCTAGACAGACCGGCAACCGGGCTGTAGAACTTTCCGAAATGATGCGTACTGGCGAGTACATCTAAAACTAGCATCCCTACCACAAAGAGCGTACAATTCTCCTTCACATTCAATAGGGAGAACGTCATGTACGACAAACTCAGACTGCCTCTGAAAATCAGTGAGGTGGAATTTAGGCAAGGCCGAACTTTCGGCAACAAGATAAGCTACTTGGCTTACAAGGATGCTCGGGTTGATCAGAGCCGTCTGGACGCAGTAGTTGGTCCGGGTTACTGGCAGCGAAAGCATGAGGTCATTGATGGCAACCTGTACTGCTCCGTAGGCATTTACAACCCAGAGATCAAGGAATGGGTGTGGGTGCAGGATGTCGGAACACCATCCAATTTTGAGCCCGAGAAGGGCGCAGCGTCTGATGCGTTCAAGCGGGCTTGCTTCAATCTCGGCATAGGCCGAGAACTGTACGACTATCCCAATATCGTTATTGAGCTAAAGAAGGGCGAAGACCCCAAGTATCTGAAGTTACGCTGGGAAGGCTTGACCGATGAGAAGGGTGTCGTGGAGCTTCGTGCCTACAGCGGCAACGAGCTTCGGTACAGCCATACCCGTGACGAGGGTTGGAAGCTCGATCAATTCATGCAGGAAAACACTCAGGCGATCCTGAACAATCACGGGTTGATTCAGGACGTTAAAGAGGCGATTGATAGGTACTCCAGAGAAGAGAACCTTGAAGAGCTATACGCCGTTGCTGAGTTGTGGTTTGGATTACCGCAGGACGATCAGCAATTGCTTTTTAGGGCTCCATCGAAAGGTGGGCCATTCACCACAGCCGAGAGAAAGGTAATCAAGGAGAAGTTTGTCTCGGCGTTAAATCAGGAGAGTTACTAATGAGTTACGATAAAACCAATCGCGGAGCGGTCTGGAAGAATCAGAAGAGGACCACAGACAAGCACCCGCACTTCACCGGGAACTGTGATATTGATGGCGAGGAGTATTTCATCAATGTCTGGAAGAATGACGTTTCCGACAACCCCAAGAAGCCACTGCTGAGCTTCTCCTTCAAGAAGAAGGATGAAAAGCCAGCCGCACCAGCTCAAACCTTAGACGTTGACTTAGAGGATGTACCGTTTTGAGACTCAAGAAAATCAAGAAGCCGGCCCAATCATTCAGGCCGCGGTCTAAGGAACTACAGGCATTCCTTGAGCTCAAGAAGGGCAGCGATGAGTGTCTGTTCTTCTCTGATGAGGATGATATGCGCCGGACGCTCACGAATCTCTGCAGCTTCTGCCGGAGGCATGAGTCTGACTTCAGGCCAACCAGCCGGAGCCTAGAAGATGGCTGGGCTATCTGGAAAACCTAGACAGATGGCGGCATACATTATGTCGCTAGACACCAAAGAAGAGCGCCGGGAGGCTCTGGACAATGTGCCGGAGCGCTTCCGCTCGCTCGTTAAAACTCATGTGGAGATCAGTTATGAGCGCAGAAAGCTGGCAAGAATTCGAGCAGCTGACAAAAGACTACGCGAAAGCGGAGGCCAATCGGGCTTATTTGATTGAATTCAGAAAGTCTAAAAAAGCAATCCTAATGGCCGATGCAGAGGCTAAGGAGCCGGGGTTAGCCATTGCCAAACAAGAGCGAGAGGCTTACTCTCATCCTGAGTACCAACAATTACTAGAGGGCATCAAGGAGGCCGTGGAGCAGGCCACTGCATTACGGTTCCAGATTGAGGTCCGAAAGATGAGGTTCGAATCATGGCGGAGCAAGCAGGCAACGAGCAGGGCGGAAATGTCGTTGAGATGAGCTACGTTATCCAGCGGGAGATCAAGGAGATCATCGCGCGGAACGGGCTTATGAATAAGAAATCAAGCATCGAGATGCTTCACTTTTACAGCAAGCGTATGAAGCCGCAGGCCGCAAAGCGGGCTCTGTGGACGATACAGTGCCTAAAATACAACTTAGCGTGGGATGTGAGACCGAATGAAAATAGCCTCTTCAGATAGGTGGTTCAGTAAGTGTGTGAGAGAGCGCAGCAACTGGACCTGTGAACATTGCGGGAAAGTGTATCCGCAGAACTCCCAGGGGCTCCACTGCAGTCATTACTTCGGGCGCAGGAACAAGTCCCTACGGTGGGATCCAGACAACGCATTCGCGCATTGTTTCGGCTGCCACCAGAAGCTCGGGAGCAACCCGCACGACTTTCAGCGCTGGGCAGAGGAACGTCTGGGCTCCGGGACCGTAGAGATCCTGAACGAGAAGCGGAATGACCTGAACTTGGCGAAGAGCCTCCACAAAGCGGAGAAGGAGATCGCCGCGCACTACAAGCTGGAGTATGAGACCATGCTTTCCCGCCGGGCTGCAGGTGAGTCTGGCCGACTAGAATTCACAGGATTTTGAGATGAAATTAGAAGAGATTACCTTCAACATCATGACCCCGGACGAGCTGAACGAGTGGTTCATGAAGAGCCACAGCAGGTTCTCCGGGAAGGATCATGACGCGATCAACACAATGAACTTCTTCCTGAAGATGATTGAGGATTGGTTTGAGGAGAATGACCAGTACATCGACAGCTACGAAGAGTACGTCACAAGGGAATTGCATTGATTCCGGTTTGGAATTAGGATTGGGAAGTCGGTCCGAGTGACAAGCTCAGCGAGCCGACAGATGGGAATCAAGGGAGAAAGAAGCTGTCAGCGCCCGACTTGGGTAGTATTGTAGCACTTTCTCTCCTCTTCTCAATGAAAATGGCAGGCATATGCGTTGGTCAGCCCGTGGGCTTCTCCCGGCATATAAAATCTGAGGGACACTGAGAAAGTCCTGTCAATAGCGTTATGAGTGGCCAGATACGCGCTCCGATTGGGCAACCTTCGGCAGTACGCACATCTGGCGCGGTAGAACGCTCTCAGGCGGCGCGTACGGGCCGTAATCTACCGAGAAGGGTGTACCTACCTATGGCCCTTCCCCTGTCTTCGATGGCGACTGACGGCGGCATATCACTAAACCGGGGCTTCGGTCCCGGCTAGGGTGAGTATTGCCCTGTAATATCTCCGGCTCCTAACAGCAGCATAACAAGGAATATGTATGAATGAACTTGAAAACAAATCCTGCCACTGTGGAAAAGTAGCGGTGCAGGTCATTGGATATGACGATAAAGACCAGCCATTCAGGCAGGGTTGGTACTGCCCTGGATGCCGCGGATTCGACAAGGCAATTGGCCGGGAACGGGTTGTGAAATAATTTATAAAAATGTGTGAAAAGTGCTTGACTCCATATGTGGCTCGCGTAGAATCCAAATTGTGGGGAGGCGATGGGCCGAACCAAACCGGAGAAAAACGAATGAACCAAGTCAAATTCGGAATCAGATTTACTGTTAACCACTATGCTTATAGCGAGCTGTCAAATTTCATCGAGTGTACTGACAACCTTGATGGCGAGCAGAATCTGTCACAGCGATACATCGACTTTCTGGAAGGTCTATTGTCCAAGAAGGTTAAGCCTTCAACTCTGGTTGATGTAGATGTCCTGCAAGTCTTTGCTAGCGACTTGGACAACCGGGCTCACATCGACTTTTTAGAAGGTCACTGGGACGATGATCCCGATATCGTAAAAGGCGGCGAGATGTTCTACGGCAGGTACAACAAACTCAAGCAAATTCACGGCGAGATACTGGCATAGCCAGAGACTCGCAACCGAAACCAGACCCGCTTAATTGCGGGTTTGGTGGTAGAAACACACCAAAACCGGAGAAAGAAATGACAGATATTGACCAAATCATTGACCTGGACCAGCAGATCGCTGAACTCAAGGCTCAGCAGCAAACCCTGATCGCCAGCTACAAGAAGGCAGGCGCAGGCAAGTATCAAGGCAAGCGCGGAGTCCTGACCATCTCTGTGGCAGAGCGCAAGACGCTTGATATGAAGGCCGTAAGAGCCAAGCTGTCACCGCAGTTTATAACTGCCCACACCAAGCTGCAGGAAGTCATCAGCGCTCGCATCACCAAGAGCTAGGGGCATCCCGCAATCAAAATGTGTATATACACAAGACCAATGTGTAAATGCACACCACCAACCCGCTTAACTGCGGGTTTCTGGGTGCAAACACACCAAAACCGGAGGAAGGTATGAAAGTAGAAAAAACGACAAACTATAACCGCTTCAAGATTCTGGGCGGTAACCGGGTCATCTCCCGAGCGCACGTTAAGCACATCAAGTCTTCGATGGTTGAGAAGTCTATCCCTGTGCCGATCATCGTGAATGAGCATTTTGAGATCATTGACGGTCAGCACCGATTCTCAGCTGCGGAAGAGCTGAAGAAGCCGGTCCACTATCTGCGGATACCCGGTCTCAATCTGTCTGATGTTCAGCGTTTGAACAGTGACAGCAAGAACTGGAATCTCAACGATTATCTGCAGAGCTATCTCGATCTTGGCAAGAAGCACTACGAGGTCTATGCTGATTTCCTGCAGGAGTTTGGCTTCAAGCACGAGCAGAACTTTATCCTTCTGACAAACGGTCAGATTGACTCCAAGACCCGCCGAGACCACTTCAAGCGCGGAAAGCTGCGGATCACAGAGGATCAGCTGGCGTGGGGAAAGATGGCCGCTAAGCGGATCATTGAGATCGGCTCTAAGTTTGACAAGGAGCGCGACTGCACTGGGAAGCGGTACTTTGTGGCTGCTTGCTGCAAGGCATTCAATGTGCCGAAGTATAATCACGCGCACATGATGAAGAAGATACACGCTCGGCGTAATCCGTTACTACCGCAGCCTAGTCTGCAGGACTACACTCGGATGCTCGAAGATGTGTACTTCTATCACATGAGCGATTCCAAGAAATTCAGGCTTGACGTTTAATTAGGGGAGAAAGATATGGCAATTTCACTTAATCAGCATCGCGTAACATCAATCGACTTGGAATGCGATGGAGAGTGGATAGAGCTGTCCGCTAAGGATGAAGACGGTAATACATTGGAGATTACTTTCTTCACCCGCACGATCGCGGATGACAGCGACAACAAGAAGATCGAACTGCTGCAGGATCTTCAGTCACAGATCAGGAGGGCTCTGCGCGATGAATGATATCGTTAAGCAAAAGCAGCAACAGGAGTACCGCAGGCTACTCAGTATTGTCTTGGATAACGTGGATAACCTTATCCAATTCGGAGAGTACGCTCCAAAGGATTGCGTCCTGGACGAAGTGATCGAGGCTCTCATAGACATCTGGGGCAAGGAAGATGTTTGGGATGATGCGATGGAGGATGAAGACATCCTTCCTGGGCTAAGTGCTGATCTGTTCGGTGCTGACCGAGCTGAGAAGGATCGTATCGCCAATCAATTCAGGATCAGAGTCGAGAAGCGGTATCGCAAGCTAGCTGAAATGAAGTTAGCGGACTTCGAGCCTGAAGCATGGACAGAGTGGGAGGCTAAAGCCGTTCCATTTGGATAGCTCCGGTAGGCGGGTGCTGCGCGATTACTTAACTCCCGCCGAGACAGCCCAACAACGCGAAAGGCAGCATACAACAGCCGCGTTGGCCCTTAACCCGCTTAACTGCGGGTTTCGTGGTAAAGGAGGAAAGGAAGATGGTCAAGATAACTTATCACTACACATACGGACCGACTTATACAATTAGGCTGCACAGGTCTCTGTTTAAGAAGGTCTATGGTGGAAAACTGGCTCGATACTACAGGAAGGGTATATCCGGGTATCACTGTCCACCGCTTTAGGATCGTCAGCCGGCGGTGCGTGGGAGCATATTCCCAAAAACACCGGCAGCTCAGGGCAGTAATACGGCATGAGCAGGAAACTGCTAGCCCCTCCCTGCTGAGCCTGAGCCGTCTAGCCCACGAGACGGGCTTTCTAAACTATAGAAAAGGAGAAAGTCATGAAGCATGTTTACGAATTGTTAGCTTTTCTGATGACATCAGCCCTTATGATTTTCATCGGCCTGCTGGTAATAGCAGCGTGGAGCTAAGAGAGCATCAAGTCCGGGCTATTGAGATGGTCCG